ATATAATGCGCACTGCAATAGTGGTTCCTGTGGACTTGCAATCACTAGAGCCAATCCGGCACAAGCCATTGAAATACCTGATAATCCAAGCCCATTAAACTTTTTTGCAATTCCTTCCCATACTGCTTTTATCTGCGGATTATCATTGCGATCAGCGTGACAACCCAACAATGCAATCTCAGGGTCTAAACCTGATTGCTCTGCAAGAAAAATTGCTTGTGTATCAGTCATATAACGCTTTCCTTTGCGGAAATCACTGATTCTTTGCGGCGGCACATTCATATCCGCTGCAATTTGTTTGTCTTGTACGTAACTTTGAGCCTTTTTGTAGGCATCTAATAGTTTGTTCTGATACATACCGCTTCCTCCGTTTCCGTCAGTTTAGCTTATCAATCACCATTTTTGGTGTCTTGTGCTAACCAATTTTGGTGATTACGCTAATAACCAAATTTGGTTATTCAATCAGTATCAGACCGCCTAGCTCTGGGCGTTTGCCCTTGACGCTTTCGCGCTTGGCTTTGGCGGTCGCTCTCTCAACTAGTCAAGGTGGTTGATTATGGAACGCGACAAAACACTTGAACTGTTATGTATGTTAGCTGGGCTACTAGCTATCGCGTTTGTTTTCTATGGTCGCGCGAATTTCGATGCTCCTGCGAGCACTTACGCTCAAGTTCGTATCTGGATTGAAAAAGAGCCATCCGCTATTCCAATGCTTAACGAGTTCATGTCTGACGGCAAGCTTACACAAAACGAAGTTGATGAACTTCGTGTTTACGTTGAAGACGCACCAAAACGCGCTCTTATTTCAAAAACAGTTGAGGCTCAATAATGCGTGAACTTGTTATTGATTTCGCGTCCGGCAAACAAGAATGGATTGATTTTGTTCCTGTCCATTCTTGGGCTTCATGTGAGCATATTCCTGACAACTTATTCGACCATCGTTTTGAGTACGTCGACCACAGATTCACAACGCCTGAGGATTTCATTCCGTCGGCTGTGAAATCGGCAATGAGTACGTCAATCTACTCACGCGACCTGTCAGATTTTATTGAGCGCCCTACTTCTAACCCTTGTTTGGACTTGCCGAAATCATTACACCGTAACGGCGACTTCGCTCGACACATGACACGCGCTTACACCGATATTCTGAAAACACGCAACGCTTTGGAAGCCGTTCGCGCGGTTAACGACGCTCACGACCGCTTGACTGAGCACGGATACAGCTACGCGATGTCGGATGAGCAAATTACCAATCTAGCCAAGCGCAAATCACGCGACTTTTCTCGTGTGTTAAGTGCAATTCCGCTTGAAGAATCACAAGCACGTTTTGATAAAGCGTGTCAGCTTCTCGATTCATTAGGCTTGGCATTCTCACCTGAGCAAATTCAATACGCAGAAAACAACTGTGAGCTTTTCGCATTGGTGAACCGTGCGCTTGATGAGCATTGGCTTGTTCGTCAACTGCGCCGTAAATGTGCTTACGAGGTTGAATGTGTTGCGCGTGATTTAGCGCTTGTTCAACGCCGTAAGCAAGTTTACTGCTCGGATTTTTCTCTAAGCCGTCAACGTGATCGCAATACGTCTAACCGTATCGCGCTAGAAAACACGATTGCTTACGATGAGGCTGACCCATCTAACTACTTCACACTCAGTGAGCTATCCGCTAAGTCGGTTTCTAACGCTGAGATTCGCCGCGCTGAAATGTTCGTTCGTCTGCGTGGTTTTGAGGAAATCGCTCAAGAATCGAGTCACGATGCGGTGTTCTTCACGGTAACAGCTCCGTCTCGTTTTCACTCTGTTTCTAAGGGTGACATTAACCCGAAATGGCTTGAGGCTGGCAAGCCTGATGCGAAAGCTGCTCACGCTTACCTAATGGGCGTTTGGGCGAATCTTCGTAAGTCGATTGATAAAAGCAAAATCAAGGTTTACGGGATGCGTATTGTCGAGCCTCACCAAGACGGCACGCCGCATCACCACTTGTTGCTGTTCATGGAAAAATCCGCACGCAAATTTGTGACGTCTGAGTTTCGTCGTCTTGCTATGGCTGACTCGCCAAACGAAAAAGGCGCAAAGAAAGCTCGTTTCAAAGCGGAGGTTATCGACTGGTCTCAAGGTTCAGCCGTTGGCTATGTCGCTAAATACCTGAGTAAAAACATCGATGGTCAACACATTGATTCAGATAAAGGTTCGTCTTTGTCTGGCTCGGATGCGGCGGAACGTGTCGTGACTTGGGCGCGTGTGAATCAAATTCGACAATTTCAATTTATTGGTGGTCCATCTGTCACGGTATGGCGTGAGCTTCGTCGTCTTCGTGATGAATTCAAAGAGGACGATGCTTTGTTTACAGATTTATCTCAAGACGAACACTTTCTATTAGAAAAGGTTCGCCGCTCTGCTGATGAGGGCGACTGGAAAGCGTTTTGTTACGCAATGGGCGGTGTGTTCGTTAAGCGCAAAGACCAGCCAGTAAAAGCGGAATATTCCGTTTCAACCTCTATCGAAAAACTGATTGCTTCGGGCGGTGAATACTCATCGACTCGTTACGGCGATATGGCTCAAGCGCGTTTGAATGGCTTGATGTTCCATAAGATTTTTATCGCGACTCGCTTCCGTACTTGGAAGACCGAGAACAAGCAACAATTCATCCGTGCTCAACAAGGCATCATGTCCAACGTGGTCGATTACTTCGACGCGCTAGAACGTGAAAAAGAGTACGAGCGTATGTATGACGACCTTTACGAGCAATACGAAAAACACCTAGCGCTCTATGACGAAATGGAAGCGCTGTTGCTCACCGACCCTCAGGAAATTAATGCGTCGTGTTGGGTGGGCGCAGCCCCGCCCGACATGATGCATTAATTTCCCTTGGACTTGTGTCAATAACTGTCATTTCAATTTTCAACTAACCAACAACGTAAAAATAAGGGCAAAACACTATGAGAATGGAAGGTTTAATTCTAGATGTTTCGGACATCGTTCAAGAAACCAAAACAGACCGTAACGGCGAACAAAAGCAAAACGGCAAGCTGCGTCTCATCACGACCAACCCAACGGACACTATTGAAGTACGTGTCTCTCCTGAGCTTTGGGAAAACGGCAAGGCTGGCGAACTGCTCAAGCGCTGTGTGGGTAATCGCATGATGTTTGATGTGGAACACAAGAAATTCAGCTTTGGTAACGATGAGGGTAAACACGTTTCTATCGACGGTTTCCACCTCTACGCCCTACCTCAACTTAACGAAAAGTAAGGGCTAAATCATGACCGAGACGCAATTTGCAGAGCTAATGGCTCGACTCGATAACTTTCAGTTGATGGTGTTCTTAGGCATTTGCTTCTTGTTAGTTGCGCTCGGTTGGATGGTCGGAGGGCAAAGATAAATGCTGTCAACAGAGTTCATGCTCGGCTGTTTTGGAACAGCATTTATCCTTGGCTTCTCGATTGGTTTCCACATTCTGGGATTCAAGAAAGCGGCTGAGGTTTCAACTTCTTCATAAACCATAACATAGGAAATAAGACTATGGAAAAGCAAAACAAAGTACGCGCAGCAATGGCTAAGGCTGGCGCAGTAGTAACAGCAAAACGTGCGGCATTTGGTGGTGCACTTCTTATGGCGGCATCTGGTGCACATGCAGCATTGCCGGAACAGGCAGCGCAAGCCTTTACTAGTTTAGGGACTTTCGTTACCGACATGCTCACCTCAACTTGGGGCATCGCTGTTCCACTAACGGTTGGTTTCATCGGCATCAAGCTATTCAAGAAAGGTGCAAACAAAGCAACGTAATTCTAACGACAGCTTTATACACCCATTGGTCAACGCCTCCGAATGGGGGCGTTATTTTTCACGAGGAAGATTTACAAATGAACATTAAACAAAGCATAACGTCACTGATTATTTTACTGGGTGTTTTGTTTAGTGCTTTTAGTGTAAGTGCCGCTCAACCAACGTATAAGGTTTCAGACGTTTCAGCTTATCCCGATTGTAAGTTGCTGTTGGGTATGAGAGTTAACCCTGCCTCTTATGTCTCTTGTTATGAAAACAAGTTTGTTAACTACAAGGATTTTTCTACTAAGTCCTGCTATTTGAGGCATGGTAAATACGTTGTAGATATCATGTGTCACACAACCAGTGCTTCTTGGCCTCTTTATCGTGCAGCTGGATTCTTTCAAAATTCAGCTCAATGTCCTCCCGACCATGAAAAATTAGAAGACGGGTACGTCGTGTCGTGTGAACCCATCGTTCCTGCATGTGAGTTTGGCGAAAACCCTGACGGTACATGTATGGATGCCTGTCAGTTCAAACAGTCCATTAATGACACTCAATCACTTCATTGGTCGGCTTACGTTTACGGTGAACAAGTAACAGGTGCGTGTTTTGGCGATTTTGGTGCAACACGTTGTGAGGTCGAGCGTATCCCTAATGACAGTACGCTTTGTACTGATGTCGATTCGGGCGAATTTACCCAAAACACGCGATGTCACGGTAAGTTTCAATTCACAGGTAAGCAGTGTGATGGTGGTACGCTGTTTTGGGGTAAAGATGGCCCTGACACCCCTATTATTCCCGATGATCCAATTCACGACCCTGACGACCCAACGGGCGACATCGAAGACCCTAGCGTACTTCCTGACGACTCGACCAATACGGTTAATCCACCGAATACGGGGGATGTGCCAGATGTCGAAGACCCTGACACAGATGAATCGACCGATAAGGGCGTAGTCAACGCGATTAAAGGGCTCAACTCAGATGTGAACAAGGCGCTTCACGCGCTAAACGTCGACCTCAATCAATCGAGCGCTGATATTCAAAACCAAATCATTGCGCTCAATGCGTCGATGGTGACTAACACCCAAGCGATTCAAAAGCAGCAAATCAACGACAACAAGATTTACGAAAACACTAAGGCGCTGATTCAGCAAGCTAACGGTGACATCACGACGGCGGTCAATCGAAACACCAACTCTGTTGGTGAGGTGGTTAAAGGACTCGATGATTTGCAAACCACTAACGCTGATGGATTTGCGGAGTTATCGGACAAGCTCGACGACCTCAAGCCTTGTGAGCCTACCGAGGAAAACAACTATTGTGAAAACCCTCATGGTTTAGGTTCGGATTATGTCGGTGATGTACTGACTCAAGCGGATAAAGCCGTGTCCGGTGCGATGAATTCCTATGAAAAGACCGTGACCGATGCGGCAAACGATTTGATTGAGAAGAATCTGACGGCGGAGTCTGAGGGGCATATTAATGCTATATCGGATTCGTTTTTGAGTGTGTTACCTAAGCCTATGCCCTGCATGAATCTATCTTTGCCTACGCTCGGCGGTGGTCGCGCTTCTATCTCTTGTGAGTTTTCGCAGAAACTCAAAATGATCATCTCAATTCTAATTTACATCTACACGATTAAGACGCTTGTTGAAATCCTGCTGACTGAGGTCACGCCTGTACCAAGTAACAAGCCAGGTTCGGGGAGATATTACTAATGATTCAGCTATTACCAATTGTCAGCACCATTGGGACGGCGTTGCGCCTCCCTGCTCTGGTTGCCTTTATCTCTCAGATAGCTACCACGTTATTTGGTTGGTTCTTCATTGCGAAAGCACGAAACGTCACGATTAACTTGGTCATTTTAACGCTGCTAATCGGTTTGACCGTCACCCTCACCTTGGCCATTTACACCCTTGCAACGGGTCTGTCTTATGTTGCGCCTCCAATGTGGTCACAAGCAGCGGGTATGTTTATCCCTAATAACGCCGTGCCTTGTGTGAGTGCGATTTACTCGGCGCGTCTGTTGCGTTGGGTGTGGGAGTGGAAGTTCTACGCGATTGTGAGGGCGGCGTAATGGCATCGGTCTACTTTGTTACGGGTAAGCTCGGCTCAGGCAAAACGCTAACGGCAGTCGGTAAGATTCGCGAGGCATTTATGCGCGGTGTGCCTGTGGCGACAAACCTCGATATCAACTTGAAAGAAATGCTTGGACGCAACAAGCGCAACACTCGCCTTTATCGCCTGCCGGACAAGCCTCAGGTAGAAGATTTGATGGTGATTGGCTCGGCAAACAAGAGCTATGACACCAAAAAAGACGGCTTGATTGTGCTCGATGAGTGCGGAACGTGGTTTAACTCGCGCACATGGAACGACAAGAATCGACAAAAGTTAATTGATCACCTTTTGCATATTCGAAAGCTTGGATGGGATGTCATTTTCATCGTTCAAGACATTTCGATTGTTGATAAGCAAGCGCGTCTTGCACTGGCTGAACACACCGTGTTTTGTCGTCGTTTAGACCGTCTTCAAGTCCCTATCATCTCGACTGCGGTATCCGTTCTGACGCTCGGTCAACTCAAGTTGAAAATGCCTAAGTTACACGTTGGCATTGTGAAATATGGTGACAACGCGAACTCGCTCACCGTCGATAAATGGATGCTCTGGGGTACGGATTTATACAGTTCTTACGACACTAAGCAGATGTTTAGAAACAATTATGAGGACGGCGTTTATTCAGTATTGCCGCCCTACTATACCCACGGACGTTACACTGTCCCGTATACGTTGAGAAATATCATGCGCATTACGAAAATCTATCTCCGTAAATACTCTCGATTCAGTGTATTTGCGGCAGGTGTCGCCGTCTCGTTTGCGGTGTTCACCTTAGTTGGCACGCCGAACATGTCGACGGAACCCGAAACGGTTCAAACGGCGGTGCCTCGCGAGTCATTGAGTGACTTGCTCGACGGCTATCGAATCGAATCTTCAATGAATCCCCCAAACGTTGCCCCGTCTTTTGTGTTGGTTAAGGACGATGTGCGTCTGTCGTCCTCGCAACTATACGCAAAGGGCTTTACGGCTCAATCTAACGGCTCTTGCTCCATTACGGTTAGCGGCAACGGTCAATCATTCAAAGTCATGTGCTAGGGAAAAAGGTGCGCTTTATGTCATGGATAATCGCAAAACTCACAGCTTTTCTTTCAAAAATACAAAAAGAATTTTATTGCGCCGGAGGCTCGCTGCTTGCGCGCTCATCACTTACCATGCGCTGTGGTAAAGTTGAGAAACAAACAACGGCTTGTTCCAACTTTTCCACATCCAGCATTACTGCCTTTCTGCTCGCGTGCACCCTACTTGGCTCTCCTGCTTTTGCCGCCACCTCTGCGCCCTTTGAGGCAAAAAACACACCGATTGGAGACTTTGCATCGTGGTTCTCTGTTCACACTGGAAACACGGTTGTGCTTGGTCATGGTGTCACTGGTGAGGTCAGCTTTACCGCGCCGGATTTGAAAGATGAGGACTATCCAGCCTTTTTCCTTTCGGTGCTTCGCGCGCACGGTTACGAGCTTACACATGACCACGGCGTTTTTACCATCATTGCTGACGCTAACAAAGTTGAGACGTTCGAACCCTCTCAAGTGAAGCTGTACTTCTTTGAGAATGTTCGAAATACCAAGGTCGTTGATTTGATTTCCTCGATGCTTGCTGCAACGCAGAATCAAACACTGAACAATAAAGCGATTAAGAATTACAAGGTTGAGGTACTGCCGACCACAAACAGCATTATCGTGACAGGCTCTGAGAACCAATTGAAGCACATTGATGTACTCATCAAAGGGATTGATAGACCACAAAAGCAAGTTTTTATCGAGGCGGTAATTACCGAAACTGAGCTCGGTGATTCTCAGGAAGTCGGCGTAAATATGGACTTAGCACTGAGTGAGGCAGGCTTTGTTTCGCAACCGACCGCAATCAAGAAAGCCGTTGATAACCTGCTATTTTATGAGGGCGGTGATTTTAATGCGCTGATTAAAGCCGTGTCTAAGAATCAGAATACCAAGCTCTTATCACGACCAAACATGTTCATTATGGACAGGGAGCGCGGTTACATTACGGTGGGTCAGAACGTGCCGTTCCTCACTTCGTCTGAGGTAACTGACGGTGGTAATCGAGTCCAGCAAATTGAGCGTAAAGATGTGGGCGTGTCACTTGAGGTAGTACCGCATGTGATTGGTGACCATGTTGTCCTTCAGATAATGCAAAAATCCGACTCGGTGACGGATTCCTCTATCGCATCCGACATCATTACCAATACGCGAACACTGCAAACCGTGGTCAAGGTCAAAGACCGCCAAACGATCTCTTTAGGAGGCTTGATTTCCCAAGAGCAGCGCGATTCGGTAAGCGGTGTGCCTGTCTTGATGGATGTACCTTTGCTTGGCGCTCTATTCCGGTCAGAAAAGACCAATACGGTAGATAAAGAACTTAAAGTAACGATAAGAACCACGATACTTTAGTTAAAAGTAAGCCGAACAAATACTGTTCGGCTTTGCTTTAGCTGTATTGCAATACACTTTTAAATTCTCGGCATTTTATCAAAGTATCTCGTTCTATTACTGTAGCTACGTGGTTTTTGTCGTAGCTACTTTTAGCCTCGAAACGAAGAAGTGGATGGTGCCCTTTGAGTGCGTTGTTTACGTATATATCTCGCTCTTGTCTTTTCTTTTGCCTATGAGATGAGTCATCTAACTCTATGACAGCCAATACTTTGGTATCTCTGTCTGTGATTACGTAATCCATTCTCTTAGCCCAAGTTCGAGAGTTATCTTTAAAATTGGTCGGTTGAACTAACGCCATCAATGAAACCTGACTATGAATTACGTATTCATCAGGCAATAGCTCTTGCAGTACTTTGTAAAACTTGCGCTCAGTCTTAGTCGCTAAGTAAGTATTTTTCCTGTGAGGAACAGCGCTGGGTTTATTGCTTTCGATAACTTTGGTTTGCGGTATGGGCACTTCAACTAGCTTTGGATGCCTATCTATCACTTTCGTATCAAAAGCATGGACATTGTTTGACCTTTTGGCTGCTACGCCTTGATCCCATTCGTTAAGCCTACGTTTGCGTTTCTTACCTTTCTTTGTAAACAAAAACACAAGACAAACTAAAGATAAAAGTATAATTAACTCAGCCACTTCCGATGCCTCCTAGACAAATAAGAGCAAATAGTAGCATATCAATCATTTGTGTTATCAGCTTTTTTGTTCAGCCCCCTAATCTGTATTACGGGGGTAAATTCCTACTACGTACAGCCCTTATGCACTGGAATGAAAGAACCTTACTACCAACTAATCAAATAACTGTTGTACCAAATGTAAGAGCAAGCTCTAAATTTTGCTCTTGATCATTAAATGGATTAAATGGCTAAGCATTGACCTTTGACACATAGTTTTATCAATATGCATAGTGATAAAATGCATATGGTCTATTCATGAACATATCAAGAGAATTAAGTATGAAAAAGCTAGTGCATTCTGCGCTTAACATTGTTACGCACCCTCACTCCCCAGAAAACTATTTAAAACTGTTTTCAGCCGCTCAAAAACTTGAGATACCAGTTCGTGTCCGAGGTGAACAATACGGCAGTATTATTCATGTAAGTAAACTGGATAAAGACCAAAAGCTATCTCCAATTTTAGGTGAGATAGTGAAGTATACGAACATAGATAAGCATTCTGATTGGTATGATTTAGTATCAAAAGATGTAGCGTCGGAAGAAGACCAATTAAAGATTAAACAGTTACCAGACCATCTTAAGCCGAACATGGCCCGTTTTTCTTTTATCTTCTTTCCCGATACACACTTGATGGTTTTTGAAACATATTGTGATTCAAAAACATTAAGTATTAACTATGCCCAAAAGATTGTTCACGATACCCTTAATAATCCTCTTCTTTTAGATAAGTTCGGTGAGGTTAACGTTACTGTAATTCCACAAACGGACCAAATCGATGAATTATTGAACCTTACCGGCTTAAAAACATTGCGGATGGTTACTAATCGCCCAAATCCAGATGATTTAGCTCATGTGGAAGGAAGAGTAAAAGAGCGGCTCGCTAATATGAACGCAATTAGCGAAGAGAGAATCATCAAAGCCTCTAGAGATGAGGAGTTGTTGCTCGATGAGGTTCTCAAGCTTGAAGCTAAAGTCGCAGCGAAGAATGGTGAAGTTGAGTTAAAACGGTATAATCACGAAGGACGAAAAGAAGAATACAATACTAAAGAGCACCCTTATACAGAAACTAGTTTCTATAACCCCAAAACTTCTAGCCACTTTCACGAGCTAGTTCGTGTTGGCCAAGCTCTTAAAACAAAATTGATGAGTTGGATATCATAGATAAATGACAGAAGAAAAATCAGTGGGCATTCTTAACCGCTACTGGAAAGCTTACGGTGGCTTTCCTGCCATATTCAGGAGCGTGTTTTTTTACGTAGCCATACTTTTGTCTGCGATTTTGTATCCTGCGTGGTCCCAAGAAGGTTGGTGGGATACGGTTCTTAGTGTGATGCCTAACTTGCTAGGTTTTACACTGGGCGGTTTCGCCATGTGGGTTGCTATTGGCGATGAAAACTTCAAAGCTACTATTGCGGGAACCTCATCTTCTGATGAGCCTTCACCTTTTATGGCGGTTAACGCAACTTTTGCTCACTTTATTTTCTTGCAAATATTATCTATCTTACTAGCACTGGTTAATAAAGCTTATAACATCACCTTATCTAATGACCATATTTTGGTTGTTATATGGGGCAGCTATATTAATCAAGCCACTCTGTGGTTTTACTACTTCAGCTACTTCGTATTTATTTATGCGCTACTTTCTTCATTAGCTTCAGTCATTGCTCTATTTAGAGTTTCATACTGGTATGATGATTATCAATCTAAAGGAATCGGAGATAAGATAAGGAAGTTTGTTGAGCACGAAAAAAGAATTGAGGAGTTGGAGAAACGTAGAGATGCTGCAAAACAACAATTGCAGGGTAACTCTCGTCGCGATTTAAATTCCTAATAAAGGGCCATTTATGGCCCTTTTTAATCTTTAATTTTAAGTTACATCATGTCTTTCAATGCCCTAGCGTACTTTAAAACTCGCCCTGCGGCTTCTAGATCAGTTAATGCTCCAATCTCTAACAAAGCTATTCCTGTCAAAACCTGTTGAGCTGTTACCAACTGCCCTGTTGGAAGTTCTAATCGGTCGTAATGCATTTTGAAGTGCTCCCATTGCTCTGATGGGCTTAGCTCCCTTCCCTTTGTCATTCTCATCAGTCGTTTACACTCCGGAGGAATGGTTTTCCCCTTATCCCATTCTTTGACGGTTCTCACAGTTTTTAAACAAAGTTCAGCAGCTTGTTCGACGGATAAACCACATTCAAATTCACGAAAAATATAGTTTTTAGTCATTTCGTGATACTTCATTGAATAGTCCCTCAAAAGAGAGACATTTTATAGGACTAGCATATGCAATCGCATTCAACATAAGCAGATATAAT